CTTCTGCTATTGATCGCCTTATTCGGAAGCCGCCAACGGAATAAACATACAAAAATAAAGCCCGGTCCTCTTGCGAGGCCGGGCCTTTTTGTTTCTTAAACTACTACTTCTTCAAAGGTAAGTTTAATATCTACATCGGGTAACTCCTGATACCTGAAGGTAACACCTACCTTAGTAGTATCTTCTGGAGAATTCTCAGCTAGAGTATCATATAAATCAAGAATAGCTTCCTTAAATTCCAAGATTAAAGTCCTCCTTGTAGGATAAAGTTATCAATCATTTCAAAGTATGTGATGTATTCATATTCAGTCATATCTTTTCCTTTTGTTATGCTCTATTAAATTTCACAAGACCCAGAGGTACAAGCAAGCTGCTGTGCGCCTTCTGTGTTATCTTCTGTTTCAACAAAGTCTTCCCAAGTAATACTATGGTCTAGACTTGTATTACTTAGAGCCAAATATTGCAGCTCTGTAATGTCCTCATATGGTGCTTGCTGATAGGTATGATCGCTGAATGGCAGGAAAGATACTCCACTCATCTCATCGAAATACTTATACACCCAAGCACCTACTTCTACCCACTCACTATCCTTTACAGAGATAGTAACGGATGGTTTGTGCTCACACCAGTGCCGTTGATACAATAACCACAGCTCAAGTTGTTCCAGAGCAGTCATATCTGTACGACATACGGCTTCCTTTGGTGCGGCCATAGCAAAGCTAAATACTGCTGTGCTTTCTGGACGGAATACTTCATCCTCACATGGAACACCTTTGTCTTTTAGGTATCCGTAGATCGGGTCTTTCTTGTCCATCCGAATTCGTCGAATATAGAAAGGATTATGTCGTGCATGTATTCCTGATGCGCTATTAACCAATTGACTAACGGTGCCAGAAGGCTTAACACAAGTAATACTAGCAGAACTAGGGATCCCCAATGTATCTGCCCAAGACTCGTTAACAATTCGCGCACGATCTCGCAACTCCTCTAATAGTTCTTTGGTTGGGTTAGCCAACATCTTGTTGTCAAGAATACCCGTAAGGGATACACCTAACAAACGCTCTGCTTCTGTATTCTTTTTCCAATCTTCACTAAGGAATTGGAAGTCAGTAAACATAGACTGTACAGTACCCAAGATAGTAGCTAGTTCTACCTTAGTAAGTAGAGTTTCCTTTGTATCTTCTGCTCGGACTACTACTTCCGTTAAATTACAGAACTGTTTATCTTGTAGGATAATCTCAGAACAGGGATTGGTTCCGTAATTCTTATCTTTACTACGACGGCCCCAACGGGCTGCTTGTTTCTGGCTTGCTTCTCGATTGAAGATACCACGTTCACCACTCTTGCTCTTTACTAGAGATAGCCACTCTTCCATGAATGTTTCAGCATCGGGCATCTCTGTATATACAGCAGAGTTATTAGCTAGGCTACGCCAAGAGGCATCATTCCACCAAGCACCTGATTTACACTCACGCATACGGCGATCAGAGAGATTAGACAGCGAGATGAGAGCACTACGGCGCACCCCACCAACCACTACAATCTCACCCACCATACACATAATATCATGTACCTCTAAACTGTTGAGCTTTCGCCCTGTGGCTGCTTTGAAGAGGTTAATAGTAAAGTCGAACAGTTTACGCAAAGGTTCAGGACCAGAGGCTCGTCCACCAAAAGTCTTAAGTCGTGCCCCCGCTGGCCGTACACGCGAGTAATCAATCTGAGGGATGTCTCCATCGTACAATGAGGACATAAGTTTTTTGAAAGCTTTTGCCCATCCAAGTTTACTATCTCCCACAACAATTGTATCATCTACGGACTTCATCTGTACTGGGATTAGTGGTAGGTTGGCAACCTCTTGTCGCTCACAACTAAACCCAACACCAGTACCATTCATAAGAATGTATAAAGCTTCACTAAAAGCCCGCTTATTATTTACAGCAAGATAACTACAATTATAAGCAGCAATATTATCGCGGTCACAGGCATCTCCGGCAGTCATCATGGCTCGCATGGAGGGCATAATATCTAGGTTAAGAATTGCAGGTTTTACTTTGTTCTCTAAAACCTCACTTGCTTGTGGTGCTTTATTTTTATAGTAATCAATAAGCCGGGTAACTGTTTCATGCCAAGTCTCTCTCCGATTCTCCTTCGGCAGAAATCGTGCATATCTGCTTCGATGGATGATACTTTGATAGAGAGTTGGTAAAACATTTAAGTTCGTCATCTGCTTCCTTTTCCTGCTGTAGTAATATGTTAAATCGTTTCGTAGACCTCGTGAGAGATTGTGGATCACTCGTATCCGTCTTCTTCACGACTATCACTGTCTTCTTCACTATACTCATTTAATAAATAGTCAAGTCTGTTTGTTATAAAGTCTTCAAACCGATTTACAATATCATTAGATTGTATCTCTAAGACATCGACAAGAAGTGTTTCTTCTTCTTGTTTTAACTTCTCAAGAAGTTCATCAAAAGTAATTGCCATAAGACACGATCACGCTTTATAGAAAGCTNCTTTTANTTGCNNGGCAAGTGTNNTTGCNTGTTGCTCTTGTAAAATACGGGTCTTTAAATACACAGCAAGATCGAGGGCTTCTTCATAGGCATGCTGTAGCATATTTTCACATACCTCTGGTGAAAGATACCTATTATATTTATCAGCTCCGAACTCATTACGATCAAGCATGTCTTTTACAACTTCATTCCAACTATTAAGCATTGTCTACCCCATATTTCTTTCGTAAGTACTTAAGGCTAACTGCCATGTGGTCAAACTCACCATTAGAGACTTCATGTAGCATATGAATGCCTCGGAAATGATTGTTGCCTTGTGGCCCTAGGTAATCTTCTTCGTGTTCATAGCAGCANCCAGCGAACATACCTGTTACTCGACTGCCATCACCACGATACTCTGTGTGTACCTCAAAGTTCTGTACATGTCCCATAACACAGGACATATGCTTCTTTTGTACTAGAACTCGTGCCGAAGTAACTGGCCTACCAAGTACACCAGAAGTAAAGAAATGACTATAGGCAATACCATCGACAATGACAGGCTCAAGGTAGGGGTAAACTTCCCAGCCCATTTCTCCATACCTAAGATCATCAATTGAAATTGTACCATCCAACTTTGGATCAGACTCAATAACGCGGTTAATACGGTGTTCATGGTTTCCTAACGTAAGAATTAGTCGTGGGGTATATCGCTTCTTTTTTTGTATAAAAGCATTTTGATTAAAGATGCGGAGCGGCTGAAGTAAAATACTCATTGCTTCTCGTGAAGCAAGAATATCATTCTTATACCTACGCCCCTCAAAGGACTTCTTGCCAACATCATATGATGATAATGACGGCATATCTGCAAAGTCACCAATACAGATAATAGTATTTGGCTTTTTCTCTACAATATACTCACCAACATGCCTAAGAAATGATAGATCTTGTCCAGGTTTAACTTGTACGTCTGGTATTACGAGGTGTTTTGCCATAATATAAGTATACTAAGTGAATGTTATATAAATTAATCGGTGGAAGATGCAGCAGCCAAAGAGAGAATTCGTTTGGTTGGCTTTTTGGTTTTCCAGCAGAACCATTTGATACCTTGTTTGTCGCACCAATCTCCATAGGTAGTCTTACTTTTCTTGGTAAGTTTAACTTGGGAATTCTGGAAGTACATGATAAAGGTAATATCGGGGTGTTGTTTTTTGACCTCCAACATTTTACGCCTATCACTTGGCTTAAAGAATCCTTTGCATTCTAAAAATACATTATCTGCTAACTTAAAGTCAGGAGTATATCCATTTGTAAGAGTATAGGTGATCTTCTCTACCTCATATGTATCTTTTAAATGGTATAGCTCTGCAACTTCTTCCTCAAATTTAGACTTAAACATTCGTTAGGTCTAGATCTGCCGCACGATGGCGGCCATTCATATTGGGCAGGAAATAACCAGATAGAGTCCACTGACTCGGAATCCAGATGTCCTCAATCTCATTGTACCAAGCACCATTCATATAGTCTTTATAAACATGGTAGACATGTACATCACTGCGATTAGAGGTAGTAACTGGTTTAGTGTAATCTAAGGTAGTTGCCATAGGTCGTTTTCTTTGCGCCAAATCCATAGGCACTGTCCATTAATAAGAAGTCTTTCTTCTGAATCATATAAGTCACTTACTATAGCAAACATTTCTGGCTCATCGTTAAGGTGGTCAATTAGTTTAGCCGCCTTTACCTTACCAATGCCTACTACACCAAAAATATTATCTGCTTTATCACCAATCAAGAGTTGCTTATAGAAATGTCTGAGTCCATCTAACTCTAGTACATCATAGAACTCTTGTTTAACAAAGTTGTAATGCTTACCTGCAATTTGATCTAGATCTTTATCAATAGTACAGATAATACTATCTGCTGTTTGATACATACCTAAAGCATCATCTGCTTCATACCCTTCACAAACTTCTGCCTTCCATTCGGAAATCAAATAGTCTTTGCAAGACTTTAACCAGAGAGGTAGTGGTTTATCTTTTCGATTAGCCTTGTATTCTAGATTAATTTGTTTACGGAAGTTACCAGGTCCAGTGAGAAATCCTCGGTACTCTCCTGATTCAGTTACATCTAGAATATCCTGCATTAATTTATGTGTTCGGAGGATGGCTATCTCTTCACCACCCTCCACATCATTACTTGCAGCACAACGATACGCTACGATGTCCGCATCGATTAAAGCTATTGTCACAGTGGCAGATCTTCATCTAGATCAGAGAATGATTCAGGGTCATAAGCCTTTTTACCAAAGACAAAATCNTCAAACTGTTTGGCAACTGCTAAGACATCCTCGGTAGTTGGCGTATGTTTCTCTGTTTTAAGAAGCGCAATAGCATTACTAATACTAGACTGACGAACAATCATTACCTGTCGAGCAGCTCGCTCATCAGCAGTTTCATAGGTACTCTTTGGCGAGGCATTAGCCATACTTGCTCCTGTTGTAGATGTAACTGACGGCGCAGCGGCTGAGGCCGCCGCACCTGCATTAGCACCAGCAGTAACTGTCTGCCATTTCCAGTAACCCTTATCATCCTTAACACGAACTACAGTAAATACACTGCCCATAGGGGCTGTTGAGAGGGTCGTGAAGGCTTCCTTTTCTGCAAAGGACATAATCTTCTTACCCTCTACCTTATCCTGGAAGGTTTTATTCTTGAAGGCAAGTTCACATACTTGGTAACTACCCTTTGCAGTGGGTACTGTGGTTACTGTACTACTTAGTACTTCAATAATCATATTACTCATTGTTTAAATCTCCACTAGATCTTTAAGGTTTGGTCCTACGCTTACTTCATTAGTAAGTGGTAAGTTATACTCTACACCAAAGAGTTTCTTGAAGTTCTTTGGAACATCACTATATATATTATAGAACAATTTCGTGATTGTGTCAACTTCTTTTTTGGGACAATCAATAACAATCGAGTCATGTACTGTGTTGATGATCTTTGCTTGTAGGTCTAGCTTCTGCAGGCGATTAAAGAAATCAACACGAATAATGGTCATGATGTCTGCGCCTAACCCCTGTACTGGGTAGTTAAGGATCGTAGTTCTGGGCCATACTCTTTCTCCACGGAAGTTAATAGAAGATTCGTACTTATATACTCTGCCTGTAGGCATTACTAACTGTCCTGTCTGGATTGCTTCTTGCACAATCTTTATGTGCCAAGCATACAATCCTTTATATTTCTCATAGAACTTATCAATAATGTCTTGCCATTTCTTTTGTGAGAATCCACATACTGCAAAATCTGCATCAACTGAATACGCATAAGCAGAACCACCATAAATTAAACGAAAGACGAATGTTTTTGCAATTAGCCTTGTGGGTAGTCCTAATACCTGCTGATTATTACTGTGCATATCAAAGCCACTACGTACTTCTTCTAATAGAACTGGGTCTTGGCTCAGATATGCAGCACAATTTACCTCTAACGCCTTTGCGTCGCTATTCACAATCATATCTACTCACACAAAGTTGTTTTGCTGCTGCATCGAAGTTCTGTAGATTAGGTTTGGAACTGGATAACCTTCCGGTCCGTGTTATACACTGGTTAAACTGTCCATGAATATAATTATTCTTCCATCGCATCTCCTTCATTAGTGCNGGGATACCTAGGAAATAGGTATTAACCAACTTCTCAGTCTTGCTTAGTTCTAATATAGCTGAGACTAGCTGTTTAAATTCCTTATTCCTAGGCTTGAGACTCTTTAATGTTTGCTCATCTGTACTAAAGTACCCTTCCTTTTTAAGCTCAGAACCTTTGATTGGTTCTACTAATCTTGGATGTACATATTCTGTTTCTAGAATCTTATATCTAGTTTGTCCTACTTTTTTACCGCTCTTAAACTCACCCACAGGATACCTAGTAGCATCAGTAATGGTGCCACCATAAAGAATGCAACTAAGGTGATCTCCACTAGCAGGGTTAATATTAGGACAATCGGAATGAGCTTGAATAGTATTTCGATAAGAGATAATCTCTCCCGTATAGGTTCCGGCAAGGGTTTTTGATTTTTCATAATCATATAGTATACCATTATATTCGGTTTCTTGCAAGACTTTTAGGTCTGCACATTGCAATTTATATAGATTAAATTTGCCTGTATCTTTTAGAATCTTATCTTGCAATTGGTAGACTTTTCTAGTAAGTTCTACATCCATGTATAGATATTCTTCTAATAGATCTGGTGGAATATCCCAAGTCTCAATACCTTTGTCCCAATATTCCTTTTTAATAATATCTAGTTTATGTTCATTTAGATATTTACTGGCACAGTTTTCTAGTGATGGAAGGACGCTTTGTTGGTTGCTAATTAAGAACTCAGCAAGTTGAGCATCACGTAGTATGGCTGTGGTCGTAATACCCCGATTACGTAGCCAATGGAGATCGAACTTAAAATTAAAACCCAACAAGACGGAGACTTGTTTAAGATCATCTTTGAGTTCCTTTATGTTATAGTAATGTTTATAACTAACTTGATTCCAGTTATCGTCACATAGCATTAATCCAACAACTACCAGACAATTCCTATTGTCAAAAGGATTGCCCTTATTGTGCGTTGTTGTCTCAACGTCTAGGACACCGTACATTTATTCTCCTTCAGGGATAAATTCTAACAATTCCCAATCTTCAAAGCCATAGTCCGAACCACAGTGAGCCTTACTATATCGTAGGAACTCAAATAGATTATAAATAGCATGATCTTCTGTGTCTGCTTCCATAACGACATCAAGTTGAATATTAAACTTCATCTTCAAAGTCTCCAATAATATTAGCAATATCTAGTAAGCAATCTTCTGGTGTCTTATC